ACAGTTAGATATTATTTATATAGAAAGTATATATAATATTTTCTATTAGAGCTAGTATAATATAGAGAATAATAGCTAAATTCTTTATCTATTCTACTAGCTTATTTATATTAAAATATAAGGAGTCTAAAATGGTGACTATAGGTCAAGAACCATTTCCAGATGTAGTAGAAACTCCTATACAGGAGTATGGGATAAAAGATGTTGAAAGAGATCTTAATACTAAGATGTATTGGGATGGTACCGTAGTTACAGATAACGGTACTCCATTACGTAAACCTAAAGTAGAAGGTGTTACTTTAGGAGAAGAGAATAAGATCTACGATCCAAGGTTAAGTAAAGATCCATTAGTAAGAAGATTAGCTAAAGAATCTGGTTATAATGGTGTTATATACGTAGCTCCAGAGAATAGAATAGTTAATAACCCACTACCTGTAGTAGAAGAGGTTAAAACTAATAAAGAAGAGCCAGTAGTAGAAAAAGTAGATGTAGAGAAAGTAGTCTATGAAAATACTATAAGGGGTTCTTATACAGGTGATATAATAGGTACTATGGTATTAGCTTCACTAGCAGTAGCTGTTAAGTTAGTATCTAGTAGACTAAGAGATAGTGAAGGTGTATTAAGAGCAACTCTTAATACTGGTTTTGATAGTGTAAGTACTGATACTTATAGAGGTATAGCTAATAAGATCTTTGCTAGTTCTGGATTTAAATCTATAGTAGTAGATGATCTTACAGAAGAAGATTATACTGTCTATAAAACTGTATTAGAACTTAAAGCTAAAGTAGAAAAAGATTTAGTTAGAGCTAAAGCTGAAGCTAATGTAACTGGCGATTATGCTAAAGTTAATGAACTTATAGCTACTGGAACTAAGTGCGATAGTGAACTAGAGTCTATGAAGATTATTAATAAAGATGGTAAACTAGCTAAGATAACTACAGGTTATGAATCTGATGTAGCTAGTTTCTTCGATATTAAGATAGTTAATAATGATCTTAAAGGTGATGTAGATTCTAATAAATGGAATACTATTAAATATGTATTTACCAATGTAAATCCAGAAGAGCATGTATTCCATACTTTAGATAGACGTAATAGACCATCTATGGTATATCCTAAGTATGAATTTACAGATGCTATTAAAACTTTATTTAATGGTTCTGTAGATGAGAAAGGTATATTTATAGTTACTAGAAATGTATTCGGTAGACCTAATCTAACTAATACTGGTTTAGATAATAATGGTAAGCCTATGGAAGATCTTGAGAAGCTATTTAACGAAGCTGTTGCTATAGCTAACGGTAATACTCCTATGGAGTGCTATAAACCATTAATAAACAACAATGGTGTTATACCTAATGTACATAGTTATCTATCTGGTTATGATACTAATATTGATAGTTATGCAGATGCTTATATTAGATTCATAGAGAAATATAAGCTAGGTATGAACTTTGGTACTTGTAACCTATTTAACTCTGGTATAGATAGTAGTATACTTAATAAGAAACTACAATATAGTCCTGATAAGGCTAATATTAAACTTTGGAAAGAGTTAGTATATAGCCATAGTAAGAAGGATGATATGTTACTTAATATTACTACTGGAGATAAGATACTAACTAGAGAAGATTATAATAATCTACTTATGTCTTATACTGGTAATGTAAGTAACTTTGTTATTAAGAAGAACCCTACTGAAGAAGAGTTAAGACTTAGTAGCTTTAAGTTATCAGAAGGTAATATAGAGTTAAGTTTAGGTAACCAAGGTATTATAAGTAAGTTTATAGCAGGTAAGAACTATGAATATAGTAACTATCTATTAGCTAGTTGTTTAGATCCTAATCTGATAGTATCTACATGGACTAGAGATAACTACGAGAAACACTTCTGTAATGGCTATAGATATAACTTAGAAGAGAATAGGGCTAGAACTGCTACTCAGTTACTAAGAGCTAATGGTATACAAGCTGAAGATATAGTATTTATACCACTTAGTAAGCTAGAAGAGAAAAATAGCTACTATGACCAAGAGACTGATACTTTTATAGTACTAAACGATAAGATGCCTAGTGTTAATGCTAGCCATCCTTATAATGTTGTTAATAGAAATAGAATAGACCTTGATACTGGAGCTAGTAGTAGTACTGGCTTCAGTATCTTAGTAGAGACTACAGAGTCTGAATACCTAGGTAGAACATATTATACTAAAGTATTTGGTAATGTACACCCTATACCAGTATGTAAAAGTAAAACTGGTAGGTCTGCTATAGTAGTAGCTATTAAAGGTAGTACTGATAATAGTTTCGAAGAGAGAGTCTATCCATTAACAGATAGTAAACTAGAAGAGTTAGGTATCTATAGTAAACCTATAGAAGCTATAAGTAACGGTCTAGACGATAAGACTATAGCTATTAAGAAATTCGATACAGATTATCATAGAGCGGATACTGAGTATGAGAAATCTAAGAATGATCTTAAGAAGAGCTATATAGATTGTCTTAAGTTAACACTAGATCAACAGAAAGCTATACAGGATTGTATAGCAAGTTCTATTAAGCAAGTTTATAGCATAGAGCTAGAGAAAATTAAACACGTTAATGATAAAGCTAAAGCACTTAGAGAGAGTAACTCTCTAGGTGCTGATTTGCTTAAATCACTAGCATCTGGACTATCTAGTTTAGTTTCACTATGGAATCTTGCTAAAGGATTTTAAAATTTAAAAAATCCTATATTAAATAGAAAGTTAAATTAACGTAAAAGGAATAAAATGGATAGTTTACTTGCAAAAGCACTTGATGAACATACGCCACAGATGAACCATAGGTTCGTCCGTGGTATAGTTAAAGATGTATTTAAAGCAATACCTAAATATCTAGACAGAATGATTAGAATCAGTATGGCTAAAGTAGATCCTAGTATAGACTTTAAATATGTTGGTTATAAGATTTGTACTCCAGAAGAAGAGCTTATGGAAGATACTTTACCTAAAGCAGGTAATAGATCTGCAGATATAGCTAAGAATAATGTAAGGCTAGTAGAGTTTCAATTTGAATATAACGGAATGAGACTATCTAAGTATATATACTTACCATATGCAGAAGCTGGTAATATATTTACCATAAGTGGTACTAAGTATGTAGTAATGCCAGTAGTAACTGATTTAGTTATATCTGTTAAACCAGATAAGATCTTCGTAAGGTTACATAGAGATAAGATCAACGTTACTTCTGAACAACGTAGAGTTATACTAAATGGAGCTAGTGAACCTGAGTTACTTAGGGTACTATATGCAGCTATATTTAACGCTGGTGCTAAAGATAAGATGCGTAAAGATGCTAAGACTCCATTAGGTTTATATTTACTATGTAGATATGGACTTAGAAAGACTCTAAGTAAGTATACAGATATTACACCAGATGATCTATTTGTAAGATATGATCCTAATAATGAATATACACCTGATAAGTATCCAGAGTATAATATATTTAGTACTGTAGGTGAAAAACCTAGACTCTATGATAAAGGTGTTGCCTATAGACAGCACTGTATGAAAGTTCTTATTAGGAAAGAGATAGATCGTGATAGTCTTATAAGTAATATAATAGGCGGTATCATAACTAGCTTTGATCTTATTAATGGTTATATAGAACAAGATATGGCTAAAGCTATAGATGCTGAAGAGAGAGCTTGGAAGAACCTAATAGCTTATGGTAAACCTAAATCTAAATCTGATCAAGAGTATAATAACTTAGCATTTCTTTATAAGAAAGCTAAAGAAGCTGAGAAGAAAGTATGGGGAGACATATTAGGTCGTACTATGTATCAAACTGGCATAACAGTAGATAAGATAAGATCTGATGTTAGAGAGCATATTACAGCTGTAAATAGTTACGTAGATGAGATTATAGAAGAGAAGTTAGTTAATATAGGATTAGATATACATAACTTCTGGGACATGTTAGTGCATATTATAAGAATTTATTATACTAGTGTTAATAATGCTAAAGAGTATAATAGAAATCTTAACCATATACACTTAGATCTTAACTACTATATATGTTATGCTATCATTATAGGATTCAATAAGGCTGTTAAACAGCTTAACCAGCGTAATGAGAAATCTAGTAATGGTACACCATCTAGAGAAGAAGTTAAGAAGGTTCTTAATATAAATATATCCGAGAAGATAATCTATAGTCTTACTAAATCAGTAACTCCTAACCTAGCATTAGCACAAGCTGATATTAGTAACGATAGCTTCTATTATAAAGCTACTTCACAGCTAGAGAATCAAAATAGAGGTGAAGGTGTATATAGAGGTGGTAAATCTCCATTCCCAGATAATATTAGAACACTAACAGCTCCTATGTTCTGCTTTGGTAGTTTACTATACTTAATCAAAGCAGCACCATCACCAAGCCTACGTGCTAATCCTTGGGGCCAATGGGATGAAGCTACTGGACATATTATCATACCAGATCATCTTAAAGCTTCTATAGAGAAACTAGATCATGCTCTACGTGGTGTAACAGATGCTGATAATGTACCAGAAGAACTTAAAGCTCTTAACGATGATATGCTAGAAGATTTAAATAATGAAGAAAGAGAGGACGAGGATGTTGAATCAACAACAGATGATGCTACTGAATCAGAAGCTGAGTAGTATCATAGCTAGTACGAATAATATAGAATACAATTTAAATAACATGCTAAGGCAGGGAGATAGATCTCCTGCCTTAGCAGATCTATCTATTAAGCTAATAGTAAACTTAGTTATATATAACTATATAGATCTGTTTATGAAAAATGGTATTAGAGCTTCAGCAGCTAGTATACTTAATACATTAGCATCTAGTAAATATAATACAGCATTAGGTATTGCATATAGTAATAATGTAAATATATATCTAGATGGAGCTATACAACAAGCTGACAATATGATAAAAGAGATATTAGGAGGAAATAACAATATGATGTATACAAATATGGGTAATAATGTATATGGAGCTGTACAACCTACTATGGTGGTACCAGGACCTATGGTACAGCAGTCTATGATGGCTTATGGTAATAATAACTATAACTATAATACTACTGCTATGAATGCTGATGCTGGAGTATCTAAGTATAGTAACTCTAATACTATACAAGCTAATGCTACACCAGTACCAGTACAACAGATACAAACAGTACAGGTAGAGCAACCAGTAGTAAGACAACCAGCTAAGAAGGTTATACCTTATTTAGCAGCTAAAGGAGTTACTTATAACTCTGAAGTAAGTAATCCTACAGGTAGAGAAGAAGATACATATCCTATCTTACCAGCTACTGATTCTGCTAGAGAGTATAATACTGTATTACCTAACATAGTACGCTCTATATTAACTAGTACCAATGAATCTGATACTATACAACGTAATGTACTAACTAGAGTAGCTTATACCGTTAAGAATCTCTATACAGTACCTACTTCTAAAGTAGATAGTAAAGTAGATCTACAGCATATCTATAGTAACTTAACAGATCTAGCTAGATTATACTTATCTCTTAACCCTAAGACTGCACAAGGTGATATAGATACCATACTACTAGACTATAAAGATATATTAGCAGCTGTAGACAAATGTATAGATGTTATAGCAGATAGAGTACTTATAGATAATGCTCTTAAAGAGCTCTATAATCAAGCTGCTGAGGTTGCTAATAATACTAAAGTAGTAAATAATGATAAACTAGGTGTTACTGCTTATGGTTATGAATATAAAACAGATGGTATCTTATTATATTCTCCAGAAGTTATGGATACAGAGTTCTATTTATCTAATGCTATAGGTAAACTACATCGTTATAGTTACTCTTCTTTATTTAATAGTCTAGATACATTATTACCAGAGAAAGGTGATTATACTAGATTAACTATATTCAATACAGATACTATGGTAACTATAATCATTATGCGTAGTACAGTTGATACATTCCATTATAAGGTAGTATCTAAACCAGTTGATATTAACATTTAACGTAAGGAGATATAAAATATGACTATTAGAGATTTTAAAGCTAGTGACTACACTAGCTCTTCACTCTTAAGACACAATGAAGTTGAGTCTTTCTATTACTTAAATAGATTAACTCTAGATCAATATAAGGCTTACTCTCTATTAGATACAGTAACAGGTTATGTCTGCTATGATGGACTTAACTATACTGCTGATACGATAGAACAAGAGCTAACTGATTTTAATCTAGTACTAGATGCTGTTAAATCTAAACTAAGCTCTGTTACTACTATGGGAGAGCTACTAGACGTACTTAATGTACTACACTCTACTACTAATAGAACACAGTCTAAGTTTATAGAAGCTATCTATCTTAAACTTACTACACTATTTACTACTATAGTACGTTATGTAGGTAATACAGATCTAAATATAGATGCTATAGACGAAGATTACCACGATGCTGTTAAAGTACTTAACCAGCATGGTACATATAGTCTAGTAGAGCAAGAACTTAATAACTTAGCTACTTCTATAGCTAATGCTTTAGTATCTAATAGCTCTATATTTATTAAACGCTATGAGACTACTGGTATCTCTTTCGAGCTATCTTATGTTACTCCTATAGTATTCTATCAAGGAGCATGGACAGTTAACTTTAGGACACCAGGCTTATTTCAAATCCATATAGGTAGCTTTGAGTTTACTAAACTATCTAATATAGTTAATACTACAGGACTATCTATATTCAAGCTCTATAATAAGAACCCTAATAGAGATAATGGTACAGTTACAGTTTACTTTAATAAACAACTTAATCTATTTACATTATTAGTATAAGTTAGTATTTAAAGTTATTTAGTTACTCTATACCGCCATATAGAGTACATATACATATAAGGAGTAATATTATGTTTAATTTCATATTTAAAACAGTTGCTGCAGCAGCTATATTTGCAGTAGGATATAAAGTAGGTAAAGATGGTATAGGTAAAACTATAACAGCAGTAGAGGATATGGTTAATGATGCATCAGATCGTGTATCAGCAGCATGGGATGAACTACTAGCCGCTGATGAAGCATCTAGAGCTCAAGCAGAAGCTACTCTAGATGAATATACTAAAGATACTGAAGATAGTAACCTAAAAGGTCTATAGTATGCTTATACATATGTTAACAGTTGGTACTACACCAACATCTGTAGGTATATCTACGTTAACTAATAATCCATTAGATCTAGCAGAGTATCATGGAGATGAAGATGGTGGTTATATACTACCGTATGATCAATCTTATCTATATAAACGTAGAGAAGATCTAGGCTTAGAGTTTGATACTATAGATATACTATCTGATATACCTTACTTTAACTCTATAAAAGATAAGTATATGGATATAGATAGTATATTTACTCTAGGAGAGTATCTATCTGATATAAGCTATAAGACTACACAAGATCTTAGTTATGCTACTGTAGATTTAAACTATGTAGATCCTATAGCATCTGGTTTAGTTTGTTATCTATTAGATAAACCTAGTACTAGTTACTTTATACTTAATGGTTATTATAAAGAATCTGATACTAGTATATTACATAATAGTATAGAACTTACTGTAGAGTATAATCCAGATATTAAGACTATAACTTGTACTATATCTGTACCACCTCTAGATGAAGCTACTATTCTAGATGAAGATACTTTTCTAGATGATGCTACTGTAAGTAGTACTAAGTACTATAGAGAAGCTGATATAAAAGCTCTTATAGCTAATCCTAATAGATTAACTATAGTAAGAAATGATATAACTACTATGTTAAGAGAGTTAAATAGTTCTTATAGTTTTACTAGATAACTATTAAACACTACTAGATATACCATTAAGGTATATCTAGTAGCTATAGTTTTTATATAAAGTTATTTTATCTAATCGGTAGATAGATACCTTACAGGTATCTAACCTATCTAATCGGTATATAGATACTTCGTATCTAATCTTTCTAATAGGTAGATAGATACTACGTATCTAATCTATTTAATGTTATATCTATATACTATACATATATCGTTACACTCTATGATAGTATATAGATATATACTTATTGGTATATTAGGTATATATCTATTTTATTTCTATTGTATATATAGTGAACTTACTTTAGTAGTTCTGTATATCTTTACTACTATTGTAACTTTAGTTGTCTGCTTACTTAATAGGTGCTAGTAACTCATTTCATATAGGTATATTCTTAAACACTACACACTGCTATGACCTAGACGAGATTCTAGGGGGTAGGAGTAGGAGTGAGGGAGGGGATACGGACTATAGACGAAACGAGGCACGAGGTGAGGATATGGACGTATACCGACCGAAGAAGACCAACTAGAGGAGAAGAGACGCGAAGCGGATCTTGGGGCTATACCTATATGAAATAGATTACCTAGATAAAAGAAAGTTAGGGACGCGAAGCGTCCCATTATTATTATTATTATTATCAGTCATTTGTCCATAAATAAAATAATAATACTAAATTACTTCATAAAGTAACAGTATACTAGTACTAGAATGAAATCTAGTACTAGTATATTTACTATTTTTAGTATATTTAATAAGAGATAGAAAGGAGTAACCATGAATAGAAAAGAGTTTACTAATCTATTACAAGATAGAACTACTACTTCATTTGGTATATCTATAGGTACTGGTTTACTATTAGAATCACTATTTGATCCTACTACAGATAGATACGATAGTGAAAGACCTATACCACCTAGAGTAGATCTTAATAAGTATAACTATTATCTTATTAATGGTTATACTCTTATACGTAATATCATTAGTTCTTTACAAGATAGAACTGCTATAGCTAGTACAGATCCTAAGCTAGTAGCAGAACTTATATCTAATGTACTTAAACAAGAGATCTATATACTTAAAGGTTTATTAGCTACTACTAACCTTAAAGATAACTACTTTAAGTTAATAGTACCAGAGTATGATTACCTTATTAAGAACTTTAATAAAGGTAAAGATATTAACATTAAGTATATACAAAATACTATAACTGCTATTAAGCTATTTAAACCTTACTTAGAGTCTATAGACTATACAGAAGTAGTTAAGACTAAAGGTTATAGATTAGATAAGACTATAACTTATAATAGTCTTATTACTACACACTTACCTATAGATCTATTACAGAGTAACTATATGACTCTATTAGAGTCACATACTGGTGTAATTAAAGATAACCATCTATGGTATACTAAATATCATGCACTAGGTAGTTTAGATCTTAGTATACTACCTATGAACGATATAGTATACTTTATAATGGGAGATGATCATATGGTTAGAGGTGTAGATACTAAGTATAAGAGAGAGTTGTATAGTATAGCTCTAGAGAAGAAATGGAGCTATAGGACTACTAGAGATAAGATACTTATGAATCTTAGTAAATCAGAAGGCTTACAACATATACTAAGCCTTAGTGGATTTAAAGCTTACTAGAAATGCATTTAGAGAGCTCTAGGAGAGAGATCTAAGTATGGTTGGTATAATCTATCCTAATAAGAATAGATTGTTGCGTAGAGAGGCTCTAAATGCTCTCTATAAGCCTATTTGTAAAATATGTTATATTAAGGAGTTGTGTTATGAAAAGTTTACGTAATATAATAGCTAATTATGCAGATATGAACGAGAATAGCTATGATGAACATGAGTTAACAGCAAAGGATATAGTAACTACTGTAACTGTTACTTTTGTAGTATGTGTGTTAGCTACTATTATGATGTTTAAAGATAGTGTAATATGGTAGAAAGGTATAAAGTAATGAAAGAGAATAAAAAGAGAATAACTCTATTAGAGTTATCAGGTTGGTTAGTAGTAGGTGGTTTATTAGCTCTAGTAGGATTAGGCACTAGAGTTACTAAAATCTAATATAAACTATATAGGGAGGTAAATGAATATGGTTAAGATGCTAGATAAAACAGTAGATACACTAGCTATACTATTTGCTATAGTAGGTTGTTTAGCACTAATGGTGACAGGCTGTGAACTATTAATAAGTTATAACTAATAGTATGCTATAGGAGTAGCTCTATATAGAGACTACTTCTATAGCTATAGTATATTTATATTTTTAGATATAAGGAGGTATATAGATATGAACTTTGAACAAGTAATATTTATAGATAAGATACAAGATGATGTAGTATATAAGTTTATAAGTAAGACTAATAGTTATTTTATAACTAAGATAACAGAACCTATACTTAACTCTATAGTAGATAATAGAGATAGTGAGTATGAACTAGTTGGTAATAGTTTAGAAATACAAGATACTATAGTAAAAATTACTACTAGTAATAGTAAGCTTATTAAGATAGCTAACTTAGATAGTAGTAAAGAGTTATGCTATGTAGATACAGTAGATGGTATGGTAGGTGTAGTAAGTATAGAAGAGTACAATGATTACATTAAGGCTAATAAATATGAAAAGGTAGCTGGTATATTAGTACTAAACCATAACAACTTAAGTAACTACTTTAAGAAACTAGGCAACATATATAGCATAGAGTTACCTACTGTAGGAACTAGTAGTAGTCTATCAGATGCTATGTTTCCTTATAAGATAGTAGCTGAAGTAACTGAGTAACATTAAAATAAGAGTAGTAGTACTGTGTAAACAGTACTACTACTCTATAGTAACCTTTTTTATTTTATAAGTCCATCTAGCTGCTCTAACGTAGGAAAATTACACATTTTAGACATGTACTGTACAGAGTTAGTTTTATTTATAAGGAGGTTGATGTTTTCTAGTTTGACTTCTGTTTCAAAGTCTAAACCTTCTACATCTAAGAGTTCTCTTATAGTACAGTCTCGCGATACGTTACATGAGAGCGAAGAACTCGGATACGCACTAATTGACGAAGGTAATACCCATTCTTTCGAATTGGGATAGGCTATATCTTATTCTACACACATGTAGAATCCTTCCATTTCCCTCTTACAAGGTAGGCCAGCACGTTCTAGTGCTGGTCTTACTAGTCGTTGAACGTTCCTATAGTATAACTATAGGCTTCGCTGCTGATTGTCCATTGTTGCATACTTAAGATTGTTACTACTAAGAGTACTTAAGCCTTTAGGAGTTTCCAGCAATTAGAAAGGTATTTTACTACTAATCACTTAGTAGGCAGACTCAATCACGCTTTATTTTCCATATACTTCCATTATAGTTTAAAGTTACACCAGCATTACATTTTCTTATAAGATGTGCTGGAGATATACCAGCGGCTTCTGAAGCCTCTTTTATAGACTCGAATCTAACTACATCTTCAGTATCTGCATTTATAAATATTATACCACATCTACCATAATCAGTATTCTTATCTTTAATCTCAGTAGGCCACTCTGTATCATCTTTTACTCTAAATAAATAGCCGTTCAAAGGCACATTATCCCAGCCGTTCTTTAGATATTTATATACAGTAGCTTCTGCTACAGGTACAGCTCTTATAATCTGTTTAATACGGTCAAACTCTAATAGCTCTTTAGTCTCTATATTATAAACTTGAAACGTTTTATCCTTTACAAAGATAGGTATTATATAGTCTGTCTCTACACCCAGTTTAGCTGCGTCTTCTTTAACGTCTTTAAAGTTACAAGACCATCTAACGCCATTAACAGAGCGTATAACTTCTTTTACGTTACTTACATAATCTATATCACCATTTGGGTATTTTATATAGATATTAGGTGTTACACCATTAAGTAATTTCTTATAATACCAATCACTTTCGTCATTATATCTTTTTAATTCAAACCTTCCATACTTACCTACAAATATTCTACCGTTATCGAATAAAGTAAGTTTAGGTCTTATTCTAGATCTACCAATATACTTAGAGCATTCCATTAAGCTAACGTGCGGAGTTATTTCGCCTGTATCTACATTACGCAATAGAAAAGCATAATCTAAAGCGCCATGTAGCTCTTTAGTACTATTAACAGCATAATCTACCCAACGTAAATTAGAAACTCTGTTATCTAGTTTATCAGAGTTAATATGGTCTACGCATAAGCTTCGATCGGACTCTGGGTATTCTAACCATGCTCTAGCTACTAATCTATGTATAGGTATTTGCTTATTTAAAAATACATATTTATGCTTTTTAAGATTATATAGTCTAAAGGTAATATTAGCTCTATAATAGCTAGCCATTTTACCTAACTGTTTCTGTAGATAGCTATTTGTTTTAAAAGAGTAAACAGTACCATCATCTGCTATGCCATAGCCTAAAAACGGTAATAAGATACGAAATACCTTATTATCATGTTTTACTTCTAATGGCTCGTCATATACAGGAGTATATTCGTATACACCAGTAGCATACTTGTTTACATTAGTCTTTTTGAAGTTTAGCTTATTTAAGTCTATATTAAGCTCTTCTGGAAAGTCTAGATCATAAACTGTATACCAGAAGTACCAGTTTATATCTTTGGTTAAGGTTTGGTTGTTTATAACAACGACTAAAGGTAGGCTATTATCCATTATGTAATAACCATCGTTCTCGTGTTTATAAATTCGTCTACACTTTAAATCTATAAAATAGTTTTCAGTATTTGGAATTTTAATAAATTCATCCACTCATCCCTCCTTATAAATAAAATACAAATGGATTTCAATATAAGGCAAGTGGGTAAATATTTTAGTTAATCTGCATCAAAAACATATTCTTTAATCATCTGGTCATGATCATTTTCGTAAAAATCTCCAATATGATTTACATTAGACGGGCAGATCTGGTCTATCTCTAGCATTACGATCCAGTTCGAGAGTTGCTGTACACTAGACTCATCGTCTTCATCATCATCCTTAGTTATAGCAGGTCTACATGACATAACCTGACCATGTTCTAGATTAAAGAAAAACATATTCGTAATGATCTTCTTAGGACCACTATTAAATATACTATAATCTGCTATACCAGATAAAGCTCTTATCTTAATCTTCAGATCCTGTATCTCATTATCTAATGTTATCATAGCTAGTGTGTCCCACTGGTTATATATAACATATTCAAACGGTTTATTAGCTACCATATACTGGTGCCACTCTAAGTTCGTTAAGTTCTTAGTATTAGGATCGTCAAAATGTAGTTTCTTAAACTTACTACCTAAGTTAGTCTCTATGATAGCATTTAAAGAATAACCACCTGGATTAAGAGCCTGACCTGATCTTACAAAGTTATAAGCTGACATAGCATCTATAAGAAAGAATGTAGCTGGTACTTCTACCGTATGCCATTGCTCTTGTGGAGCCATAGGTTTAACTTTACCAGAAGCAGTTACTTTCTGTGTTGTACCAGATTTCCATTTAAAATACTTATAGTTATCAGGTAGTCTAGGATCTGAAAATACTTCAGCTGGATCTACATCATACTGTTTAAGTCTATCTACTATATAAGGTATATCGAAACTTATATTCCATATAGCTAAAAAGTCTGGTTGCCACTCATGAACCTTATTGATAGCATCTCTTATTACATCAAGCTCTGTTTTACATATCTTATATTCTAACTTAATAGTCTTAGCTACTTCTCTATCTGGAAAGTTCTTTCTAGCCATATCTTCTAATATCTTAGTTACATCTACCGTATGTGGTAGAAATGATTCTAATATAGTAGTAAATATTCTATCTTCCATACAGACTGATATAAGTATAATTTCATCTGTAAGAGTATTAGTTTCAATATCTAATGCACATACTATATTAGGAGAACTGTAGTTAGGATACTTCTTAGTATACTTATACATTATTTCATCTGCAGCTCTTATATCTGTACCATACAGGTATGGATCATTAGCTATATCTCTCATAGTCTTACAACCTACATACTTAGAACCTAACTTAGAAGCTGCTACTCTAGGTAGCTCTGATTGAGTACAAGTATACCTATTTAGTTTACTTATATCTTCAGTCTCTTTCTTCTGTTTATGATTTTTATTAAACTCTTTAGTAACCCAAAATGAACGTTTATAGTTAGGCATAGGTCTTAAGTTACGCACCGAAGAACCATCTTCAAACGTTACTACCTCTTTTACATAGTGCATGTCTTTTCTATCTATACGATCATCTTCAGGAACATAAGATACAAACTTACATTCTCTACCTACTATAGCACCTCTATCAGTAGGTAGTTTATTAAGCTCTTTAGTTACTTCATATTCCACTTATTACTCCTTTCTATGCTTATCTAGTAATAGCTAGCTCTATTTATAAAAATTCTTGATTTTCTAGCTAGGAAATACATTATAAACATAAGGAGAATTATGTTACAATATGAAATTCTACAAGATGGTGCTAAACTAGACGAAGCTATAAAAGCTGAGAATGTAGTATTACCACTATCTAAGTTAGTAGGGTTAAGATTTAACGAAGATGGTAGCTTATTACTAGAGCAACCAGTACTAGATAATAAACTATCTAATATTATATTCGTTAAAGAACAATACCCTAAAGACTATAACGAGAAGACATTACTATATAACATAATATTAAAACCTATAACCGTAGATAAAGAAGTTATAAGCTTTAAAGTTAAGATAGTAGAGTCTAAGGAATACGGAGAAGTTATTACTTCTACTATAGTAGATACTGAAGTATACTATAAGTCTAATAAAGATGAGTTCTATATAGACTTTACTGGTTTAGTATGCTATAGAGTTAACAATGACGATGTAGAGAATGAAGCTGAAGTACTAGATGATGTACAAGAGCTTTATAGGGATCCAAGGGTAGTTGCTTACCATAGTAAGTCTGAAAAGAACATACCTGGTTGGGAAACTGTATTAGCACACTTCGGTATAGAAGAAGAACAATCTGTTCCAGTAGTACCTGGTAAACTAGAAGAAGAACCAATTAAAGAGCTAGTAAGTGATCCTGAGAAAGCGCAACCAGCACAACCAGAAACTAAAGTAGTAAATAAAGTAGAAGCTAAAGAAGAACCTAAGAAGAAATCTAAAGTGCTACCTTTAGCTTGTATAGCTCTATTTGTTATTATAGTAGCTGGTATAGTAGTGTATGAATATTATAATTAAAAAGATATAGAGTAAGAGTACTTAATGTACTCTTACTCTATTTAATATTATTTAGAATGCATATTTCTTTACATTACCTAGACGTTTAATCCTAGCTTCGTCAGTAACTTTACTTAATAGATCTTGTAAGTTGAAAGCTACTATAGACTCTTCATCTAGAGTATCATATAGAGATTTAGCTTTAGTAGCTAATTGTTGTTTTATATAAGGATCTTCACATTTCTTCATACGGTCTAAGTATACTTCTAATGCGTCTTTAATACGTTGTTGTTTAATGCGCTTATATTCTTCTACTGGACCACCGTTTTCATCGCTTATAGCTATCTTAACAGATGATAGTACTTTAGATGTATCTATACCATAAGATTCTAGGTTTTTACCTTGTGTTAGTAAGTAATAAGGCAAGAGAAATCCTATACATAAATCGTCATGTCCTCCATTTGGATGGTCTATACGACCATTCTTTATAACAAGAGACTCTAGCTCTGTAATAAGCTCATTATCCCTTACTAGATGTGCTGTATATTTAATAGAACTATTAAATACAGTGCCGTATAGGTTATCTCTAGAGTTCTTACCAACACCAGATGTTCTATATCCAAACTCTCTTCTATACTTATTATAAATATCAGATAGACCGAATCCTCTACTTATATTATCCCATAGTTTAGTATACTCTTTATTAGTATCTCTTTTATCTGCTATATAGTTAAATATCCTAGTAAAAGGATTATAACCTTTACTAATAAATATTTGTGCTACAGTATCTATAATAGCTACTCCAGTAGATTTAGCTTCTGGTATAAATGTCATATTAGGATACTTTATAAGTAAGTTAGCTATAAAGTTAGATAACGTAAGTACGTTAGTTTCGTTTATAATAGCAGTACATAATACCTCTCCAGTAGATACATCTCTACCACATAAAGCAGTATAGTCATTACCTATCATTTCAGAACTATCCATACCTAGCACTACTTGTCTACCTGGTAGACCATTTAGTACTTCATCTTCTTCTACATACCAGTTCATAACGTAACCTTCTGTAGAAATGTCTACATACTTCTTAGACATAAGAGAATCTCTTAATCTTACTAAGTTCTCTTTAGAAATAGGAGAAGCTGCTGAACCTTGTGACCATTTATTAAGAAAGTCAGCTTCAGCTCTATCTCCAGTAGCATTAGCTTCTAATATTCTCTCTTTTAACCATTCATCTGTTTTACCTAGTTGTCTAT